TGCACCACGCCTAAAATCAAACTGCCATGACACTCTATGTGTTTGTATTTTAGATTGTGTTTTAACCTGGCACTTGTATAGCGTATGGTCAACGTCAAAGATGATGTCTGCCTCCGCGCTGTGTGGAACTATCATTACAGTATCAGCGTATAAAGAAAGCAACGAGGCTACTAAGTATTCTCCAGATCGGCCAACTCTTTCAGATTGGCGTGGCATGAGGTTATTGTGGTGTAGGACCTATGGGTACTTGTGGTTGAGAAAGAGATTGTAGGTATTGTTCTCTTTGTGCATCCATAACAGGATTAAAGCCAGCAATCATTCTTGTTGTTAAGATAGCAGCATCTTTAGAGGCTGGGTTTGTTTTTGCAAGTTCTATTAATGCTTTTACAGATTCTTCTTTAGTTAATACATTTGCAAGCTCTTTCATAGTTTTGTCGTTTACATACTGACCATATTTACCTGCAAATTTTACTTGCCACATAAAAGAACCTATTTGAGCAGCCTCTCTAGTCAAATTAAATTTGTCAGGTGGGAAAGATGGGTTATCTATATTTGCTATTTTTGCGGTTCTTTCCAAAACTTTATCAAATTTATCCATACCTAAAAGTAATGTTTTTTTATCATATCCATAAGCTTCGGCAACACCCTTTATCATTTCATCAAAATTTTCTTTGTTTTTTCCAGCCAAGTTGCTATATAAATTAAAACCTGATTTTAAAGATGGACCTGTTGGTTGTAACTTGAAAGCGTCTGTAGCTGCATCTTGTATATATAGTCTAACAATATTTGGAAAAACGTCAGGATCTTCGCTATTCAATATTTTATAAGTTTGTTCTATATCAAATTTACTAGCGCCTTTTGGATTTGCAATAAATCCAGTTATTGTTGTTGGGGTTATGTTTTTCTTTTGTAATTGTTTTGTGTGCATATAAACAACATCTACTAGTTCATTAGATACTTGTTCATATTTGTTTTTACCAGCATTATAATTTTGATTAGTTCTTAACTCTAAATCAAGATTATCTAACACGCCATCTTTATCGCTATTTGTAAAATATAATCTATCATTTTCATTGATATAATTTTTTTTCATTTTTGCGTCAGGACTAACTGTTCTTGAATTATCAACATAACCCTTAAATTCTTTTAGAGTGGTATCAAGATTTTTTATATTAGTCTGAGGTATTACAATCTTTCTTACAGTTTCAGTCCCAGTAGTAGGATCGACAGTTGTTTCATACTCTACCTTTTTAATTAATCTTTTTTTCATTTTTTTTAATTTTATGACGGTAGGATTATCGATTGGTAAGCTATCTATCTGCTCATCTATTTTTTTTATAATATTTAATACATTATTAGGTTGTATTGATTCTGTGTTTGCAACTCCATATCCAGCATCTTGTGCTGCTTCTGTTCTGTCTATTTTTGCTCTAGTTAGTGCTTTGTCAGCTGTTGTTCCAACTTTTTTATATACTTCCCTTATACTTTGTGGGTTTTCTATCATTGCATCCATTAACCTTGTTGCAATTTTTTCAACCTCTTGCGGTCTGTCTTTAAGGTAGTCATACATAATTTTTCCACCCTCTTTAGTTCCATACACAATACCGCCTAAAGAATTAATAATTTTATTATCAATAAGTTCAGCTGCGGTTATACTTAAACCAAGCTCATTAGCTTGGTCTTCAAGAGCAGCTGCTAATCTTAATTCATCATCGCTAACACCTTTAAGTGCTTGCTGAGCGTAGGTAGAGGCTTTACTAGGACCCATGGCATAACCACCAAGTAAAGTGGCTGCAAGGGTTAAAGGCATTGCTGCTGTCGGCGAAAGACCAATTTGTTCTTGTGTTTCTTGAACTCCTGCGCCAACGCCACCAAGAATGCCAGCAGTTTTAAGCATTTGCGGACTTTTCTTTATGCCAGCTGCAATTGCTGAAGGACCAATAAATTCACCAGCCGTTTCGGCATATTCTCCAGCTATTGTTCTGGGTTGATATTGTGTTAAAGATTTTGCGCCAGGTATAGACTCTAACAATCCCATCATTTGTTGCATACTTGGAGTTGATATTGGTTTAGCAAAAGGCATTGCTGACATTATTTGTTTGGCTTGCTTTCCATAAGGAAGTTTAGAAAATAAATATTCCTGTCCTTGTTGTATCATTGATGGAATTGCAGCAGTACCGACAGATCCAATTACACCACCTTTTGCAAGACTTATTGGGATATCTGCTATATTTTTTAATCTTTCTGTTCTAGTTTGCTTTTTTTCTTCTTCTAAACCAGTTTCTAAGCTTGCAAGTGCTTGTTGCTTTGCTTGCAATCTTCTTATTTCATTTGCTAACGCTGTAGCATCTTCAACATTACCAGCTTGGTCTGCCTGTATAAGAGCTTGTTCTAGTTGTGCTAATGTCGCCATTATTTAACCTTGTGGTGGATATTTTTTTAATATATCTTCTATATTTGACGTTGGCTGTGTTGCCGCAGATGGTATTGATTGCCTCCAATCTCTTCCGCCAAGAAATTGAGGTATGGTTTGGTATTTATTTGCCTCTTCTAAATTTTCATCACTAACACGATTCATTCTTATTTTATATTTATCAGAGTATTCTCTTGTAGTTCTAGAGGCTAAACTTTCTAATGTTGATAGGTTAGCTTTCCAGTTTGGACCCAAGCTACCAATAATGTCCATGGCAATTTTAACATCATTATCAGACAATCTACCGCTTGGATCAATATCTTTAGCAGTACCATAAGCTAATCTTAAAAAAATTGATTTAGCTACGGCTCTGTCTTGTGAAATTTTATCTAAAATATCACCATATTTAGAATCTAACATATTATCTAATTCTGTAAATTCTTTTTTATTTGTTTGTAGTTTATCTAAATTAGCCAATCTTTCTGCACTTTGTATCTGATATTTTGTACTATTGACAAAATTAGCCAATCCGCCTGCTAAAGTAAATGCATCTTTATTTTGTTCTACAATAGATGCCAAATCATTAATAGTATCTATTTGTGATTTAGCACCAAGATAATCATCTCTTACCAATGTCATAACAGACTTAGCGCCTGTTGGCGCTGTGCTAGGAGTTTGACCTACGGTAAACAATCCTTGTTTTTCTTTTTCTTTAATAATGTTGGGATTTAATATTAAATCTCTACTTGTAATACTTTCCACAACATTTCCCTGACTGTCATAAAAAGGTATTACTCTAGGTTGACCAAATAATTTATTTTCATATATAGCAATATTTCTTTTATCTTTTTCACTTCTTCCCTCTACAGGAATTTCTATTATCTTATTATAAGCATCCTGCATTCTTTCAAATTCAGTTGTCTCGTCTTTATCCATGTCTTTAGGACCTGATAATGGAGCAACTATATAACCATCAGCCTCTGCTTGTTTAATACCTTCAAAATCTGATTCTAAGACGGTAGCAACTGGTTGTCTTGTTTTTGGATCAAAAACACTAAGCCTTTTAGAAGAACCAGTTTTACCTCCACCCATTGTTTTCATCATCAATTCTAATCTTTGGTTTGGATTCATCATATCGCCAAGACCAGCTACTTGTGGATCTATAGAGTGTTCTGTCTTAAACTTTTCCCACAGCTTGTTTTGTTCTTCTTGCTTTCTTTTGCCTTCTTGCATTTGTTGCAACTGCATAGTGTTTTGCACAAAGTTCTTGTCGCCCTTTAAAGCACCGCCCAATGCGTACAGCATTAAAGAAAGTTTATCGTTTTTACCACCGCCCATAGGATTAGGTGTTTGTGTTGGTTGTGGTTGTGGCGTTATAGATCCAAGATTAGGCTGACCAGTTACCATTCCGTATGGGTTTGTAAAATCAAAAGCCATTATAAAATTCCTATGTTAAAAATCCGCCTGGCAATAAACCAAGACCTGCTATTTGTGCGCCAGTACCTAATATATTTCCTAAGCCAGTTTTTTGTTGTCCAGTCTGCGTTGTAGTTACAAGAGGTGTACCCATGCCAGCTTGTAATAAACCAATTTGTTGTGGTCCATAACCAAGCGCTCTTTGGAACTCGCCTCTTTGTGCATCGATTGCTCTTTGTTGTAGTCCCTGTTGTTGCGCACCTGCTTGCCCTAGTAATCCTAATTGTTGAACTTGCTGTCCTTGTAATCCACCTAGCAAGCCTGCTCTCTGCGCACGCGCTTGCATCTCTAATGATGGCTGCGCTAACGCTGCTCTTCCAGCTATATCTAGGCCACCCATCTGTCTTTGCTGTTCCATCTGCGCTTGTTGCATCCTTCTTTGTTGTCCAAGCTCTGCACCAAAAATACCAGCCTGTTGACCAAGCTGTGCCTGTTGTACGGCTCTTTGAGCTGCAATATCCTGACCTGCAAGACCTGCTTGTTGACCAAGTTGAGCTTGTTGTATAGCTCTTTGTTGTTGTTGTTCTGTACCCATTAATCCAGCTTGCTGTTGTAATTGTGCTTGCTGTAATGCTCTTTGTTGTTCTTGACCAGCACCAAATACGCCTAGTTGTTGTTGTCTTGCTAGGTCACGTTCCGCTGCTGCTTGTGCTTGTTCAAAACCAGACTGTCTCAAACCAGCAGCTGTTTTAGCCATCTGTTCTGCGTAAGGTCTTTGTGATTCTGCTTCTAATACTGCTGATCTTGAACCGCCAAAAGCACCTGCTCTTATTGCTCTGTCTTGCGCACCACCACGCGCTATATCAGCCTGTCGTTGTATATCGCCCATTGCAAGGTCTATAACCTGTTGCTGATATGGTGATTGATAAGCGCCTATATCTTGGCTTAACAGACCTCTAAATTGTGGAGTAGATACTTGTCCAATTTGTGCTGCTGTTGGACCTGATACAGGACCTATCTGTGCGCCACCAAAAGTAGGTGTTGCCTGTATTTGTGCTGCTCCTGGAGCTTGAGTAGCTTCTATGGTTGGTGCTTGAAAACCAGTAACAGGTTGTATAGTAGGCTTGAACTGTTCTTGCGCCATACCTTGTAAAGCTTTGGTTGGGTCATAACCCATACCAGATTCAAACATGCCTCTAGTAGCTTGGAATTGTCTTAGTTGATCTGGAGAGAAACCAGCAACCATTGGTCCTGTATAGGGTACAAAGGGTTGTTGTGCTACACCTTGTGCTGCTCCAAAGAGTTCTTTAAACTGCGCCTCTTGGAAAGCTGGTAAACTTGCTTCTGATACTGTTGTGGTTTTGCCTTTACTCATAAGTCTTTTCTAATTAAATATTCTGTTTCAAATCCTAGATGTTTTAGTTTCCTAGTCCATCCTTTTCTGCCACCGCCGTAAAGCCTTTGTATGCCAGCTTTCTTAGCGAACTCCTCTATGTGAGGTAGCATTTCTTCTAGTTCTTTATAATCGCCACCACAAAACAAAAGGTTCATGGCATTTAGCTGTGGAAACATTACAAACTCTGTTATGTATGCAGACTTTTTGCCTGGCCATAAATGGAATATTCCACCTCTTATTTTATCCTCTATGTCATCAATTGTATAGGAATCTTGATGTTTTACAGCCTTTGCTATATAAGGCTTACACCTTTCCCATTCAATCTCCCAAGGCTCTTGTACAACCTCTGGATGTAATTCAACTACTGTACTAGTCGCCTTTTCCATACTCAACAATACTTGCATAAACAGTTAAATTACCAGCACGATCTGCTTGTATCTTTACAACATCGCCTTGGTGTAAGAACAGGCTTCTAGTTAAAAGCTCCTCTGTATCATATGCAGTAATGTTATATTCTTTAAATATAGTGTAAGTAGTACCTGCATTATCTACTGTAAAGGTAATCTTAGTTTGCTGATTATCATGGTCACATACCAAGATAGATTCAATTACAGCACAAGTAAAGTCATCGCCACTTGGAGCTGTATAAAATGTTGTTAAGTCTGTAGTTGTGAGTATGCTGTGTGCTACTTCTATACGTTGTATATATTGTCTTTGTGAGGATAGATCCATTATCTTCTACCTCTGTTTCTTAAGTTTAGTCTTATATTACCAACTTGGAAATCTTGTGTTGTGCTACCTGTTACAGTCATCTGTACTTGTCGTGCTGTAAACCTAGCATCAGTATATCCATCATTCTCAAAGGTAAAACTACCAAAGTCTGTCTCGCTGCCTAGAGGGGTAAACTTACCTTTAAAACTTATTGTTACACCTGGCAATGTATTTGCTTCTTCGTCTGGAATAATTTGGTTACATTGCACATAGTTATCACCATTACCTAGTTCTATTGGACCACTTGTACAAAATGGCACATCACTATTTAGGTTTGGTGAGTTAGATAATGTTGTTGATTCATGTTCGTAAATAAAACCAGCTGAGTCACCAGCTATAGGGAAATCAAACGCACCTTGGTCAATCCAACAACCTCTATCCATTGTTCCTACAGACCAAGTGTTTGCTAGATAGTTCCAAATAACATATTTATTGGGTAAATATACACCATCGCCACTTGGGAAACCCCACCATATTTCGTTGAAGTTAGAGTTATGTCCACCCCAGCACGCTTTCCTTCCTGGTACGTTCAGTTGGTCATATACATAATCATGCACATCACATGGTATTTCACGCACAACGCCATCATAAACAAAGAAGGAGTTTTCTCCCATCCACGCTAGGAAGTTACCAGTTTGTACTACTGATCTTCTGCTGACTGCTTTACAGTTTGCACCTGCTGCGGTTATACCATAAACAAAAGGAGAGCCTACATAGCTCATTCTATCTATACCAGTATCACTAAAGATAATGACATCGTTTTGGTATTTAACTGCTAGTAATGCTCTACCGCCTGTAGGTATTTGTACATCACCTGCTGTATTGGTAGCTTTAGATGTCCAAGTGTTTCTATCTTCTCTATCACTCCAAGATATCTTCCTAGGATCTCCACCAGAACCAATAGCAACTAAGTGCCTTTCATTGGTTACTAGAACAGCTTGACAGCCTGTGGGTGCGTTAGTTACAACTGTACCTATGGTATCAGCTGTTCCGCCTGAAACAGGTCGCCACTTGTATATTTTACCATCGCCAGAAAAACAGAAGATTAAATCCTCTCCCCAGTTATCAAAGGAGAAATGACCTGTATCAAGAGGTAATCCAGATTGACTTCTAGCATCTCCATAATCTTCTACATCATAGTGGTATGCACCATAACCAAGAGGATCATTAGAGGCATCATTTACAAAACCAGATGGTGTTATATCAGTCCATGTGTTGTCGTATAAAACATAAACCTTTTGTCTTGTACCAACAGCTAAAACAGAAGCACCTAGGTTATCCTTATAGGCATACATACCTATAGGTTCTCCGTCTAGTGCTGTAGTTTTTAGTTTAGACCAACCACCGATAGGCTTTAGATAGCCATTTTCAAAACGCACGAGATTGCCGTCAACCCAACGACCTTTGTTAGCATAGTCAGTTCCGTTGTTGACTATGCCAGCTGGCGGAGTTACAGGCAATAGTGCCATTTTTAACCTATTGTTTTAGTAACAGATGTTGGTGTAATCAGTAATGCGATTTGATCATCTAAGCCAGACTTTAGACTAGCTACTTCATCTTCGCCCATACCTGCTGTAACCCAACCAGTAACTGTGTCATTGGTAAGATCTGCAAAAGGTACAAAGCTAGATATGTCATCTGCATTAACGCTGTGAGTGCCATAAGACGAAGCTGCGTAGTTATTACCTTCAGCATCTTGTTGATCGCTCTCTGCGTTTAATCGCCAATGTACGTTGTAAACAACGTCTGAGTGACTGTCGTGTGTTGGATATGTATCTACTGTTTTACAATCCCATGTGTATGTATTTGCCATTATTATTCTCCTTTAAGTAAGTTAATTTCAGATTGTAAGGCTTCAATCTGTGTTTGTTGTTCTTGTATAGCTTTAATGAGTGGAGCTATAAGTTGGTCATAAGACATACCATGAAAGTCATCATACTTTTCTGTCTTTTGTATATCTAAGCCACCAAAGTCATTTTTATCTATACCATGTTTCTCAACTGTTTCAGCTACTTGTTGTGCTATTAAACCTTGATGTTCTCTTTCATCTTTACCTTTGTTTTGTTGTTCTCCATCAATCCATTTATAGCTAACTGGTTTTAAATCTTTTATAAAATCAAGACCTAAAGTAGTTTCTTTAATTTCTGTTTTCTCTCTTTCGTCAGAAGTATTTATAGAACCTGCTACTGCATATATCGCCTGCCATCTAAAAGCAGCTTCTCCCACATAGCCAACATTATCTGTTTGTGGCAATACTCTCGCTGTGCTACTGTCACCACCTACACAAATATTACCACCTCTGTCAGTACTGCCCCCTACTAAAAGTCTTCCACTGGCACTTATTCTCATGCGTTCTGAACCAGCAGTACCAAACCTTAAGTAGTTAGCATTGTCGGAATGTATATAATAATTACTTGCTCCACCAAATCTTAAGTAAGTGCCTATATTAGCAATGCCTGAAAGGTAGAGGTCTTTAAATCTTTTACTACTTGAACCTAAAGTTGCTCCATCATCTACTGAAGCTCCTGAAGTGTTAGAAGGCTCTATAAATGTATGTGAACCATTATATCCAAATATTATGCCACCTGAATTATTATTACCTATTGTAAGAACACCTGAAGTAGCACCAATACTTCCAACTGATGAGCCGTCTTTTGAAAAGTTTGTTATAACACCATCACTACTTAATCTATTAACTTCTAAAGGGTTGCCACCACTTCTTGTAAGTGCTGTATAACCACCTGCTCTTAACTCTTGCCCTGCGACACTAGCAGCAGTATATGTCTTACCCACCAACAAGTTACCTGAAGAGTCTATTCTTATGCGTTCTGTATTGTTGTAACCTCTTAGTTGTAGGCTATCATCTGCACTGTTATAAGTAATACCACCACGAACAGAGTCATCCACATCTCCAAATTGCAAACTAGCATAACCATCAGCATCAGATATAATACGAATACCCATATCTGAACCACCAGCAACTGTTAACTTAGCTGAAGGACTACTAGTTCCAATTCCAACATTGCCACCACCTTCATTTAAAACTAAATTACCTGTACCAGTAGCACCTGAACTAAGGTATATATTTGTTCCATTTGACCATAGTCTTCCTGATTTAGCATTGCCACTATCTACAACACCAATACCACCTGCATTAGTGTCAGTTGATTGTGTTACTGTAAATAAACCAAAATTAGTAGTACCACCAACATTAACATTGCCTGATGAGTCTATTCTCATGCGTTCTGTATCGTTACCACTAGATATACCAGCAGTATGAAAAGACATATATGTAGTAGCACCTGATGAGCTTCCATATTTGTATCTAATACTTCCCTTTACACCTGCACCTGCTCCTGAACCATCTCCACTATAAAATTCTAAACCAGCTATATCGTGACCAATAGTATGTGACGAACCTGAATTAAGAGTGCCTAATCTTAAATATGCTGAATTAGCTGTGCTTGTTTGACCCTCAATAAGAACAGAAGGACTATCCGTTCCAATTCCAACATTCTCCGAA